AAAAATAGAGCTTTCATCGGCTCTAACTATCACCAAGGTTCCGTCATATGCAGGAGTCTTGGTTCTGTCTAAGATTGAGACCTCCTCAAGATCAAGATCATTGACCTCTCTCAGAGGAAAACCATCCTCATCCCTCTTGTGGTCTACATCCCTGTCCATGAATCCAAAAGACCATCCAACAAGGTCTCCATTCTTGGCTTTCTTGACCACCTCCGGATCTGTGATGGTTGCTCTTGCTCTCAGACCAATGCTGTCCTCCTCAAGTTCAAGATTTCCCTGTCTTGTACTACCAAGCACCCTGTTGGGATCATGATTGAGCAGAATTTTGACATCATCATTTCTCTTGAGTGCTCTTGCAAATGCACCCTTGCGGATTCTTTCAATGAATTGCCCCATTCTTGACCATAGAGGCTTTGATTTTCTTTCAACAGCATTGACATATCCATCTATCTGAACACTGTCTCCTCTGACTCTTATCTCCATTTTTATGCCTCCACTGATCCAACCTGCACCCAATCCTCTCCGTCAAAGAAATAGACATCATTGGTGTCAAGCTCATAAAACTTGGAATTAACTCCTATTCCCTCAAGAGGCTTGGTGTCCTCACTTGTTCCCTCAAGTTCAACATAGTCTGTTGCTTTTGATAATTTGTTTGTGATTGCCATTGTTTCCTCCTTTATGCATCAGCAGAATTTCCGCTCTCATCAAACTCCTTGGCAAGTTCATGCCCCTCAAGCATTTTCTCTGTCTTGTCCAACTCCTCCTGTGATTGTTCCGGATTCTCAAGATCACCCACAGTGTTTGAATTAGGTGTGTAATACACATGCTTGTTGGTATCATACAGAACAGCACCAAGACCTACATTGACAACATCAAGACCCTCAATATATTCCATGTTCTCAGCTCTGCGGATCTCGTTCAGTGTCATGAATCCTGTTTCTTTTGCAAGTTTGTAGGATTCATATCTTTCCTTGAGAGTGGCTTTGATGATTTCCTTGACATCAAACTCAAAGAAATATCTTTTCTTTTCATTCTCAAGGAGCAGGTCTCTGTTGAGTGCTGTCTCAAAGGCTTTGACTATTGGATAGATTGCCTCTTTGAATGTCCGGTCAAAGTCATTGGGATAAATATGAAAAACGGAATGGATCCTGTCATCCAATGTCTTGTTGGATTCATTCATCTGACTCTCAACGGCTGTGTTGGATGCCTCTTTGAAATCAAGTCCCTTGTTGAGCACCACAACCTTTTCATCATTGTTGGAATACAGATTCCTCCATGCTTTCTTGAGAGCATCAATCTCTGCCTGTCCAAGCTTGTTCTCTGACTTGAGGAATCCTTTTTTGTTTCCTCCGGTTGAGACCATGTTGAGCTGATAGATTAGAGTCTGATATGCCGTCTCAAGCGTTTTGGCAAGTTCTGCAACAAGTCCTGTTCCACTTGCTCCATCTCTTGTGTTACGGAGCAACTTTATAAAATTATATGGTCTGTACTCAGCACCCATGACCAAGATGGTGTATGGCTTGAATATAGGCTCATACACTTTCATGATCTCAATGTATCTGTCCTCAACATAGAACAGACCTATCACATCATTCCTGCTCTTTCTGATGTATGCATAGCCACCTTTTCCAAGCAGGTAATCAGTGACCATTGCCTTTTTCATCTGAAAAGCATCAAGGGTGTCTCCTGTGTCTCCATTCAAGATTCTGACTCTGTCATCCTCAACCTCCTCAACCTTGCCATCTTTCCTCTTGTAAAGTTTGACAGGCATGGAGGCTATGCAATTTGAGATGAAATCTACATCTCCATTGACAGCAGGGAGCATCATCACCTTTTCCCTTGTGATGACCTCTCCGCTCAAAAGTGCTCTGAGCAGGACATCATCAACAGGAGGCTCTGTCTTTGGCAAAGGTTCCGGAGCAGGCTCTGAATCTCTTTTGAAATTAAACCATCCCATTGTCTTTCCTTTCTAAAATGTTTGTATGACAAAATCCATTTGATTCAAAAAAACATCCTGTTCTAACAAATAAACAGCATTAATCAAGCCAACAACCATGTCCACTTTGCCTTTTGATTTCTTTTTTGCAACATAAAGGTTTTTGTTGGTGTCATATGTGCAACGAGCATTTTGAAAATTAATCTCAAGCATTCTATTGTCACAATATTCAAATTCATGAGATAAAATTTTTTCTTTCAACAATTTGGTGGGACTATGCAGAACAGATGAATGCTGTCTGATCTCCACCATGTTGAAACCTGCTTTCTCAAGTTTCTGTGCTGTTGAAAGAGCATTCCATCTGTCATATCCAATTGCTTGGATTTGGACTCCGTATTTGTCCTCAAGTGACAGGATGAAATCCTCTACAAATGCATAATCAATAACCTTGTCACCACAGGCAAAAACTTTGTCCGTCCTCACAAGGTTTTTATAATCCACTTTTTCAGAGGCTTGCTTTTCCTCAATCCGTCCCTCCGGAATGAATGCAAAACTCTCTGCAAGGATCCTGTTGTTTTCATCCACAGCAACCATTGCCACAGATGTGTTGTCATTGGTCTCTGAGAGGTCAAGTCCCAAATAGACCACCCTGCCCGACCAATCAATCTTTGAGACCTTGCACTCCTGCACAAGACTCACATCCACATATGTCTCAGTTCCTGCTCCTTGATAGATGATGTTGCAATGCTTGCAGAGGAAATTCTCCCTTGCACTCTCAACCGCTATTGCATAGGCTCTCTTTTTCAGCAGATCCTGCCATATCTCCGGAATTTCCAAAGACACAGGATTTGCCTGTCTCATGATCAGATCATCTGTCTCCCAACCTTTTGTCTTGTCGGGTTCATAGAGCAGAGCAAAAACTGTTTCATCTTTCTCCAAGTCATCAAGGACTTTCTTTGCATAGGCAACCTCTGTCTCAAAGGGATTGTCTATTGTCGGATATTTGGTTGAAATGATGAAACCTAATTTATTGAGGATGTTGAGCTGTCCGCTCCTCATTGCCTCAATAGGATATGAGATTGGAAGTGCTCCAACCTCATCAGCAATAAATGCATTGGGCAATTTTCCGTCCATCCTTGATATTGAATATGACAAAGGGATGTATTGGATCTGAGTGGGTTTAAACATTATGTAGTCCCTCAGAATCTTGAATCTCTTTTGTTCTTTGTATTCATACAACAAAGGTGATGACCGGATTGTTTCAGCAATTGCCTCCTTGATTTCTCTTGAAAGTGATCCATCCGGAGCAACTGAAAAAAACTTTGAGAATGGAGGCTCTGTCAAAAACAGGAGAATGAACACTGTTGCAATGGTGTATGTCTTGAAATTCTTTCTTGCAATCTCCAAGAGTCCTGTTTCATATTTCCTCTTGCTCTCATTGTCTCTATAAACAGTGCAAATTATTGCAATATAAAACAGCCATTGATAACCTGTGGTGCATTCATACAATGGCTGTCCTGCTTTCAAACCTTTCGGCATGTTCAGTATTTTTAAGATATTCTCAATCTGCTTTATTTTCTTTTCACTGACTATATATTTTGGATCCTTGCCTTGACAAATATGCATCCATTTTTTCATTTGGATTTTCACATATTTGGGAGTGGTCTTTCTCCTCACAGAACTCTTGCAAAATTCATATGCCTTGTTAGTCACCATTGATGATTGACATCAGAGGATCTGTTTCCTCAGATGTTTCCTCTGCTCCGTAATTCTTGAGAATCCTCATCAGTGTTGCCACAGTTTTATTGGCAGAGTCTGTTGTCCGGTTATAGTCAGCAATAGCAGGATTGGAATATAAATTTTTCCGACCTTTTACATATTCTTTTGTGACCTGCATTCCATCCTCATCAAGAGATTTCTCCAAATCACTGAGAATTTTCAACTGTACTTGATATCTCTTGAATGTAGTCACAAAAAAGAAATTGGATTGTGCTCCGCTTGCCTCGGCAATACGCAAAATCTCGTTTGCCTGCTTGTTTAAGTCCATCTTTGCCATTTTCTCATCTCCTTTTATCTCATTTCATGGCAATAAAAAAGCACCCTCTCGGATGCTTTTTAGGAAAGTAAAAACGAGGATTTGAACCTCAACCAAGTCTATCAACCTGTGCTCCCTGTTTACACCATCTTTTACTTTCCATTAAGGTGATTTTCCCATATCTGAGTCACCCTGTCAATCATCTGCTGTTCTTCAGTGGTTGGATTTGTTGCCCCTTTTTCTCCATCATTTTCATTGTGAAAATAGCCATGATGAGTATGTGGTTTCATTCCATTATGTTGATGATCCAAATTTATTTCTTTTACCCTTTTATTATCATTGTCAAAATAGGTAATGGATTTTATCTCATCTCCACCAATGGTGACATATACTCTCCCTTTTGTCATGGTTTCCATCAATGATTCAGATTGTCTACTGTTTTTAGAAACAAATTTTATGTTTCCTACTGTGAGTAGACTATGATATTGGGAACCATAGGAATTTCCCTTGTCAGAAACACCACTACTTGCTCCTCTGCCTCCCATATTTTACCTCTTATGTGATGCTGACATCTCCTCTGCCACTCCCTTGCTCTCCTTTTCTGCCTTGGAGTTCTTTGAGAATGTTCAGCCTTTCCTGCAAAGCATCCATTATGCCTAACTGAGCAGGAGTTCTGTTGGCAGGAATATCATTCAGAATTTTTTGAGTCTCTTTTATTTCACTTGTTATGGTACTTGAGACAGCATTATATCCATCCTCATCAATTGCTCTGCCAAGGTTACTTCTCAAAGCTTGGTTGTAACTCATTTCATCTTTGAGAGCATCACTATATTCTTTTAGTCTTGGATCATTGGAGCCTGTGAGGGATTTCTCAAAGTCACTTGTACTTTTAAAAGTTCCTCCGGAGCCTCCTCCACTACTTGCACCCCTGCCTCCCATATTTCACCTCAATCAAATTTGGTCAATTCTGAACTCTAAACCATATTCAGATGCATGATTTGCCATCCAATTGCTCATAAAGTCACTAACATATGCCTGCTTGTCAATATTCTGACCCTGTGAGATTTTTCTGTTTGCATTGTTGTTTGCTCTCATGAATTGATTTCCATAATTAGCAACAAATGCTCTCCTCTGATCTAATGAGGCTCCATTGTTGGTCAAAATATGCACTCTGCCACTCGGATTTGTCGCTCTCAGTTCAGCCAAATTTCCCTGCACAATTCCATTTGCAATGTCTGTTTCTGAGATTGTGGTTTCAATTGGATGATTGTGCGTAAATGTTGCACCATTCATCATTTTCAGATCTTCTTTTGTTCCCATAACGGATTTTTCATTTCCGGATGCAAATTCTTTTAACACGTTTCCGGATTCATCTATGAGTAATCCCGATTCTTTTTGGTCATTCAAGTGTTGGCTTTCATATTCTCGGAGTGTGGAACTTTTGGAACCACCTCCTAGGCTTGAATTGCTATTTCCTCCGGATCCTGCACTTGAGCTTGCACCCCTGCCACCCATTACTTGCTCCAATTCTCTGTGACTTTGTTCTCAAAATACACAGTGTTTATGCCACCATAGTCAAAATCTAACTTTCCACCATAGACAATGATTGTGCTTGGCTCAATCTGTCTGATCATCTCTTTCATTCCCTCATTCCATATCCGGAGAGCATTCTTGTTCTCTTTCACTCCAATGGTTGAAACTGAGACAATGCTCTCTTTTGGGATTCCAAGGAAACAGAACTCAAATGTTTCCTCCTCTGCCCATGACATTGTTGGGATGACCTTGATGCCCTTGCTTTGGTAATAAGCACCAATCTGTCTTGATCTGTATATGTTCCAAATCTTCATTGCCATTGGCATATCAAGATACAATGAAAAATCCGGACTCAATATGCATTGATATTCACTGAGAATATCCACATATTTTTCCGGATAATTCCAAACTCTCTCAAATTGATAGTCATCAACATAGAAATGGATTCCACAATCCTTTTCCTTGCTTGACTTGGCATAATTGAAACCAATCAGATCACTTGGTATGAATCTGTCATTCTTGATTGTGGGCATCTGCCAAAAGTCATTTGTTAGATTCCCATAATCAATCAGATCCATGTTATAGGCTTTATTTGTCCGCTCTCTTTCATCTCCATAAAAACCACCATCATCCTCAAGTCCGTCATCATCATGCAGGTCAACATTCAGAGACTCAAGATCTATTCCAAATGAGGACATATCAAGCGAAATGTCATCAAGTTCAAATTGCAATTTGCCAACATCCCACTCAGCAAACTCAGAAACCTTGTTGTCTGCTATTCTGAATGCCTTGATTTGCTCATCTGTGATGTCATTTGCTCTTACACATGGCAACTCTTTCAACCCAAGCTCTTTGGATGCCTTAAAGCGTGTATGACCGCATATGATGACATTGTTTTTATCTATTACAAGCGGAACTTTAAACCCAAACTGTTTGATGGACTCCTTGACATACTGAACAGCCTCCTCATTATTCCTCGGATTGTTCTCATATGGCTTTAAGTCCTTTATCTTGATGCTTTCTATCTGCATTTTCTATCATTTCACTCCCTGCAAGCATCATTTATCCACCCTCTCTCAATTTTTTCTCAAAAAATCAACTTTTTGAGTGGTTTTGGGTGGTTTTTCCCGATTTTTAGCGGTTTTTTTCCAAAAATTCATGGTTTTGGACTGTTTTTGCGGATGAAAGTGGGCGTGTGGTCAAGATGCCTCACCTCAAAATCACCTCAGACCCCATGGGGGGATTTTCCTCCCTCGGCAGGTGGCTCTCCGGATTCCCTTTTTCTTGCCAATTCTCGGAGATAATCTCTGTCAATCTGTCCTTGGTCAGCCTTTGTGTGGCATTCCGGACATAGACATATCAAATTTTCATTGTCTAATAACAAAGATTCATTCTCATGGATGGGCGTTATATGATGAACCTCAAGATTGTCATATGTAAACACATTCTGATCTCTGCAGACCTCACAAAGATATTGAGCATGGTCTCTGATCTCCTTGGACTTCTCCGTCCATGAATATGTTGCTCTCAGTTCTCTTTCTCTTGTGTTTCCATATATTCTTTTCGGTTTGCATCCTTTTCCGACAGGATGAATACGCCCACATATTGAACAAGATTTGAACATGTCCACCTCTTACAGATCAATGCCCTCCTCTTTGGCTCTGTAACCAAGGACATTGATATAAGCTCTCATTGCATCCAATTGGGTGAGGAATATTGCTTTTGGGCATCTCGGATTGAAATCAAGGTGATCCCAATTGTCCACCATGTTCTTGAGTTTCTCATATCTGATCCGGTTCTGATAATACTCAGCCTTGAATCTGTCTTTGTAATCCTCACTGATCATGAGAGGAACAGTATCAATCAATTCTGTCATGGATTAGTCCTCATATGATACACTGATGCATCTGTTCTCCCACTTTTTATATGCATCAAGATATATCTCACACTTGTCCCCATTCAGAGTCAGTTCATAATACATGCCATCAGAAACTGTTGTGCTAACAAGTGCTTTCCAATTCTGCAGGGTTTTGCAATACCAAACAACATAGACATCATCTGTGGAGATATTAACTCCATCAGTTTTTTCTGCCCTGTCATTGAAATAATCTCTGACAATCACTTTGCATAATTGTATGAATTTAACATCTGTCATTGATTTCACCTTTTGTGCAACAGGTCAATCCTTACATTGGTGTTGTTTATCTTTTCCTCAAGGATTTTGTCATTGTCCTCAAGGTGGTAAACCCTCTCCACAAGGTTGTTGTGCTTTTTGACCTGCACCTCCAACTGTTCAATCCGGTATGTGACAAGCTTGTTGCTTGCCATTATTCCTCCAAAGGTTCCAATGAGTGTCCCACATAATGAGATTACGGCAAGGATCACTGTTTCACTCATCTTTCTTTACCTCCGGCAATCCTGCAAGGCTTGTGAGCAGAGAGAGGATTCCTGCAAGGAGTGAGGCTGATATGACCATTTTCCAATCAACATCAGACAGAACAACGGCTGTCCCAATTGATGCAATGGCTGTTTGGCAAACAGTTTTCAGAGATCTGATTCCTGCACATTTCCACCATTCTTTTGATGTCAGCATGATATCCTCCCTAAAATGAATAGAGCAGATGCCCTACTAAGCACCTGCTCCACATATATTGGGTGTTGTGTCAAATCTCATTCTCACCCCGAAATTTGACAATGTAATTCTAACATATTATTTGTATCATTTTGTCTCATGTTTCATTCCATCATGCGTTACTGTGCACCATTGTGCATCAGATAACACGATTCCTTTCAATAATCTTGAGATATCTGTATATCTGAGGTCTTGAATAATTCATGTTTTTGCAGATCTTGGAGATGCCCATCCCATCAAGATATCTCATGCGGTATATTTTGTCATATTTGTCCTGTGAGAGCCTCAGTTCCTTTTCTTTACTTCTGACAAGCCTCTCAACATCAACAATCAAGGTCTTGTATTTCTCAATCTGCTCATCTATCTGCTTTTCATCACATTCCATGATGTAATCCTCAAGCGGATTGTCAGATGGAGTTCCCTGCACCTTGTCCTTGTCATATGTGGTGGCATTTGGCAGGAGTTTGGTGAGGAGCCTCTCCTTTTCCATGAGAACATCAAAGAAATGGTCTTGAATGCTCCGATATTTAAGCAAGCACGATTCATAATCCGGATAGATCATCTATTATCTCCTGCTTTCATTTAGTGCCTCTATAGCCATTTCAAGAGCCTCAACACTGTTCTCTGTTACATAACAACAACCCTCAATAGCATCTGATCTGATTGCTACCAACATTTTTATTGCATCCTCTTTACTCATAGGCTTACTCCTTTCTCATATCTGCCTTGCCTATGTTGTCAAGAATTTCAAGCAACTTTAAATGCTCTATGGTATATTTGGTTTCTTTAGTATATGGATTATCAGTTAAACATATCTCCTCTGCTATCTCTGCCTTTACATCATCAATCAATGCTTTTCTTCCCTGTTCCCACCCGTAGGCTTCTCCGTCAAAGTAGGCTTGTACCTCGGCACGTTCTGAATTGCTATCAAGCGGAGTGCCGTTCTTGCATAAGTCAGCCACATACTCATGCCAATAACTCGGAATTACAACTCCTCTGTTATTTATAAGCCCGTCATATGTTTCTTTCGGTATCTCTATAATGAGTTTTACTGTGTCACTCATACTTCCTCACTTTCTGCCTTGTAGGGCTGTGGCAGTGGCATCCATGCTGTTATTTCAATATCATCGTCGATAATATCATCGTAATTATGGCTATATTCTGCAAGAATGTCGGTGCATAATGTAGACCACCAATACCATTGTCCGTTGAAATATACACCTGTTGCCGTAAACGGCTTGTCCTTGATATTTGCATAATATGATTTGGGTTTATGATTTACCCATGTAATATTGACAGGCTCTAATTCTTCGGGCAACCTCTCACTAACAGGAATCCATCTGTCCTCTCTTACATCAGCAGACGACAACTCTTTCAGTTCATTTAACGCCTTTGATTTATGATTATGTTCACCCATAAGCATATTATCAACAATCCGTATAGCATCTTCTCTGCTTATATAGTCACTCATGCTCTGTTTCTCCTTTGTATGGTTTTGGGAGTGGCATCCATGCTTTTACTTCTTCAATGTCATTATTTTCACAGAACCATTCGAATCTGCTTTCTCCCTCACATTCGTCATACTCAAAATCACATCCAAAAGAATCAATCTCCACCTGTCCGTAAACTGTCACCAAAACATCTTCACCCTCATCCGGCAATGAACCAATTATCATTCCATTTTCATCACTTCCAAGAGGATTCCATTTCTCACAGATATCCATTGCTTTTTCATGTTCCAAATCATACATCTCATCCACTTTGAGGCTGTTGATTGCCATTTCAAGAGCCTCAATGGTTCCGCTTGGATTTCTATCAAGTGGCATCTGCAAAATCTTCTTTAGTCCCTCTTTTTCTTTTTCAAGGATCCTAATGGCATCTTTTCTCTCCATATGTCACCTCACTTTGCCGTGTACCCAACAACCACTCCGAAAACAAAACATAAAATGCATATGATGATCATGTTCAGACTAATCATGATTAACCTCACCTCCATGAAATAATCTATATAGTTTAAAATGCATGATCATAAATGGGAGACACAATAAATCATTTCTACGCATACCAACAGCATTATTAAACCCATCCGCATTTACACCCTTTTCGCAAGACATGACTTGAATCCCTTTGTATGTATCTGTATCTTTTCTGCCAATTTCAATCACGCTTGTATATCCCTTTTTCTCACATTCATAGACAAATATATATTTTGATTTATATATCAATTTCCTTTTCATCTTTTACCTTTTCCTCCTTGTCCGTCACTTCAAGCTCCGATTCAGCCTGCCCATTTTCAATGACTCTATAGATGGATAGGCAATCAACACAAAAGAAATATATTTCATTATGCTGATGCCTCTTTACCATCATTGCCTTGCATTTCGGGCAGATTGGGACATTCTGTGATATTGTCATATTCCGCTCCTTGTAAATACCCAACCAATCAATAAAATCAAAATAATAACTGTCAGAATTTCATCTCTCATTTGCTGAAATAGTGATTTCCTACCTGCATGAGTGGCTCTCCATAGGCTGAATATCCACCTGCACAGAAATAGATTGCTCCATTGCTCTCATCCCATCCATCCATGACCATTGCAAGAGCCTCATGGCATTCATCATTTCCTGCACACATCCCTGCTGTGTAAAACTGATTAGGTGCATAAATGACATCATGGATGCTGTTGCCGGAATTGAGAGACCTGTTCAAAACAACCCTCATGACCAATGCCATCCCAACAGATCCCTCACCTCTTGCCTCTGCCATTGCAATCCGCTCAAGCAGATCCTGTTCCTCAAAGGTCAAATTGACAAACTCTGTATTTCTGAGGAGTGGAACCTCTGACCCAACAAATTTCTGTGGTGGCTCCGGTATTTGCTCAACTATCTCCACCACCTCAACAACCTCTGTGATCTGATCCTCTATCTCCGGAGCCTGTGCAACCATCTTTGACTTGTCCTCTGCTCTGTTGGAACACACGCCTGCTACCAATAGGGCAATTATGATCAAGCCTGTCCAAACAAACTTGATTGCATGTTTCATTTCTCCTCCTTTTTCATCTCACTCTCAATGATTGCTCTGCTCATGGCAAATGAATCTGCAAGGATTGCCAAGCTCTTTGATATGTCACACAGGAGAGTGGCTGTTGTTGCCATATAAAAGGAATTGAGTTCCTCCAATGTCCCTGCCTCCGGTTTTCTCTCATCAATCCACTCAATGATTGCATCATTGTCCTCTGATCTTGTCATATATGCCTCCTTATAAGTTTTTAATCAGTTTCTTTTCAAGTGCCTCAATGTCATAGTCTGTCCGTTTTGGCATCTGCTGAAATTGGTATTCCTTGTTCTTTGGTTTGCTCTCTTTTTCTCTCCGTCTTGCCCATGCAAGGATTGTTGAATAGTGACTCTTGTATTTAGCACCCTTTGAGTCAATATAGAGTGACAGTTCATCAATCAGATCTGTGAGACCTGCCTCAATGACTTTCTGATGTTCCTCATCTGTGAGGAGTACATTCTCACGCACACCATATGTCTTTTTATTAATTGGATTAGGACTTGGACATGGACAAGGACATGGAGGTTTATTTTGCTTTGATTTGCTTTGATTTGCTTTAATCTGATTTGATTTGCTTGCATTGGTGTTTCCTATAGGTGCACCACCTGCTTTTCCACCTCTCCTGCCACTTTCAGCCTTTGTCTTTCTGTATTCCTCATTTCTGTCTATGTGGTTTTTTATTACCGGAAATAGAGTCTCAACTCTTGGATCAGATCGGACAATCTCCTCAAAATCCTCATCCATTGCATATGCCCATAGAGCTTTGAAAAGGAGTCCAACACTTTCATTGGGCATAGCCTTGATGGACTCAGCAAAATCTCCGCTCATGATCTGTAATCTCTCAATCATTTTCAAACCTCTCTAAGTGCAAACACTGTCACTTTCTTTCCGGTATATGGACAGGTAATTTTTCCGACCTGCTCCACCCTGCCATCCTCACACATCTCTGTGAGCCTTGGACTTGTGAAATTCCTCTCTGATGTCGGGATATATCCTTTTTTCATCATCCACACAGCACATTCTTTGGCTGTGAGTCCATCAAGTCCGTTTTTCTTGGCTATCTGCAGACATTCAGTGATCTGTGCATATCTTTTTCTTTTGTCCACCTTTTCATGAGCCTCTGCTCTTGTCTCCAAGGATGGAATCGTCCCAAATTGTCTCTGTTCCATGTTCCACCTCCGTTATTTCTAAGATGACCTTAAACTCTTTGTTTTTGCTGATATAAAATGAATCATGAAAGTCACACACGCATTTCCTGTTGTCATCAAGCATTTTTCCGTGTTTGACCATAGAATCTAAAATGAATTTCTTTGCAAAGCAGATGTTGTCAAAATCTCTCCTCCGGTTTCCCTCAATCCAATGAAAATCAATCTTGATTGGTTTGGAGAAATGAGGCAACCTGCTGATATATAGTCCGATTTCTTGCTCAAGATTCTGAACCTCATTGTTAGCTTTGAAATAATTGCCTCTGCATAATTTCACATAGTCATTGAGGCTCATCATCTTGATAGGAATCTCACAGATAACTTTTCCCGAACACTTTGATGAAATCTTCTGTTGATTTTCCATTCTTTGCCTCCCATACCCTCTGACAATATTTTTTCATCATCACCTCAAAAGGATGATTGAAATGGATTCCCTCATTGGTCATGTTGTGATGAGCAGGACAGAGATATATCCAACAGCCTTGAACCTCGGAAATCTGCCTGTTGGCTGTTCCATGATAGATGTGATGTTTGACAACATTTGGATCACCACAGATAAAACATTCTTTGTCATTGCAGATAATTGATTTTGCCATTCATTCATCCTCAAATTCATAATCGGGAGCAAACTCTCCCTTGTATCTTTCCCACCTGTCACATGTGTCCCATTCATGCTGTCTGTACCATGAGCCATTTCCAAAACCTTTGGATTTTCTGTCCTCATATTCAGATCTGCGATTTAGTGAACCATCCGGATGTGTGCAATATATGTTGGGAGTCTCCTTGACATGTTTTCCATCAGAGTCATATTCAAACTGACATCCATGATCACAATTGGCACACATTCTTGGAACCTTGTACTCATCCGGCATGAATGGACAGTGAGGATATCTGTCACCATAGATCAGTGAGTTTTTCCATCTGCATGCATCCTTGATATGCCATGAGCAGACAGCACATCCTCTGTCTCCGTATTCAATTTTCTTGTTTTCAAGAATGTAATCCGCAAAGCTTATCTGCCCATCACATTCATAGTCTTTAGGGAGTCCCATTATTCCTCCAATCTTTTAGGAATCGGCATCCATGCATTAACAAACAATCCCTCGGACACGCAACTGTCCATCTCATCACCAAGATAGAAAATATATCCGTCATACTCATTCCCCTCACATCTGCCGACCATAGGGAGTGAGAAATTCTCAAAACTGAGGAGGACATATTCATCCGCATTAGGAAAATCACCATCCTCAACACTGTGCCAATACATCTCTTTGTAATTCTCCGGATAATTTATTGCCATTGCTGTTTCATCCTTTCAATCTCTGCAGGAGGCAATGTCTCAATTCCAAGTTCCTGTGCATCCCTCACAAGTCCGTCAATGAGGATTGACATCTCCTTGCTGTCATACTCTGATGAGCCTTTATAGACCAAATATCTTGAGACCAAATCATGTGACATTGGATCACCTATCATGTCATCATTAAGCCATTCAAAATATTTGAAATATCCTTGCGGATCTACTTCTGAGGGCAATGTGACAATGATGTCCTGCCCATACTCTTTCAGAGCTTTGAGATATACCTCCTCTTTTGTGAGTGGAGGTCTCATGGATTGAGCAATCTTGGTACAGAGCACCCAACAATAATCATTTGCTTTCAATGACCGCTTTTCTTTATGCTCCTTAATATCCCATAATTTCTCTCTGTCCTGTGAGAACAGCCACTCAATGATCACTTGAGCATTGCCTGTCTTTTCTTTCATGCATCACCTCATGCGAATGGTAATTCCTCAACCAATCCATCCGGCAGATTTACAAAGTCATTGCTCGGATCTGAATCCGCTTTCTTGCTTTCACAGAACTCTGTCTGCTCTATGATGCAATCATTGGTGTATACCTTATCCCCTGTGTTCTTGGTGTATGATCCTGTCTGCCATCTGCCAACAACAAGGATCTTGATTCCCTTTTTGTAATATTTCTCAACAAACTCTGCTGTCTTTCCAAATCCCTTGCAGGTTATGAAATCAGCCTCACCTTTTTTGAATCTGTCCACAGCAAGAGTGAATCTTGAGAATGCCATTCCATCATTGTTTCTTGTGATGTCGGGATCTGCTGTGAGTCTGCCCATCAATATGACCTTATTCATTCTGTTTGTCCTTTCTGAAACTCCTCAATCAAATCCCATGCAATCTGCTCATTGATTGGAATGTTTACAAATTTCCTTGTGTCCTCTCTAAGATGCAGACCCTTGAGGAAATCAATCTGCACTCCATAACACTGTTGGTATGCAATCCGGTATAGATTCAATTGGAGGGCAAGATATTCCTTGTCTAATGTTGAGACTCTCTTGATGTCTCCAAGACCTGTTTTGTCATCCATCATCAGAACAAGGTCTAAACGCCCTGCACAGACAGCCTCATCATCTTTGAACAGAATCACAGGAGTTTCATTCTCCATGACAGTGAAACCATAGTGTTTTTGCAGGAATTTGAAATTCCTCACCTCCGGCAAATCTGACTCTGTGCCTGTCTTGCAATATTCCTCAATGGCTCTGTGAGCCTCTGTGCCCTTTTCTGAGGCACGTTTTAATGTTGAGGCATCAACTGTTGCATACTTGTTTTTAAACCTCACCTTGAGCAACTGAGTGATGCTTGGAACCACAATTCCATCCACCAAATAGGTGTGAGTGTCATCAAAATACTCAAGGTCATGACCTGCTATGTTCCAAGATTCATATTCATTCATTTGAGTTTTATCCTCACTGATGATTTAACTGTGGTGAACTTTATGTAATCGTCATACATGTCCGGATGATCAGATCTGAACCTCTTGGAATCAAAACTCTCCCTGTCACTCTCTGCTATGTATGAAATCTGAATCTCATCTGTCTCAAGGCTCTTGATTCCCTTGGATTCCATCTCAGCAAGGATGGACTCTCTCAATGCATCCTCTGCCTCCTTGATCTCCTTGATTCTTCTCTCACATTCAGCAATCTTGGCTGATGTTTCCGGACTTAAAAGGGCAACGCCCTCATTCATGGTGATCAGATCATTCATTGTCTTTTTCCTCCTCATATTCAAATGGCTCAAATCTCAGTTTTGAAAGAACTCTCCTCAAAGGGAGTGGAGGATCTATGATTGTGAGAATGAAATCAAGTTCCTCTGAGTCCTTTTGGATGGTGATGCATTTCACAACCTCAACAACCTCATGACCCATGATTCCACCAACTACTTTGACAGAATCACCCTCCTTGAGCCTGCTCCATGCCGGAGCCTCAAAAGGGACAAGCCTGTCAAGTGCTGAATGCCTGCATAAAACCACATCAATATATTCACTCATGACTTTTTCTCCTTTAACTTGGTGATCAGTTCAGATGCTTTTGCAAGAGTCATGTCCTCAAGCTTTTCAAGTCCGTTTGCCTTGAGGAGTTTTTCAAGGTTCTCTCCCTTGTATACGTTCTGCAGGAACTCCACCTGCTTTGGTGAGGCTTTCCGCTCTGCTTTGGGTTCAGCCTTTTCTGTCTGATTTGCCATTGCGTTCTGTACTTCCTCAAGGCTTGCAACAGATGTGTCAATCCCAAATCCTGCCATACCTAACGCCCTGCCCACAGCAGAGGTCTCACAGTTCTCAATGTATGAGGTCTGATTGATGAATGATGATGTCTCTTTCTCATAAGCATGACCAACTCCCAAAAGGTTTTTGAAATTTGGATTATTTTCCCCATATACAGATGCCTTGAATATGCAAACACCATTCTCATTGGAAATCATCTCAGTGTGGATTGTTCCCTCCGGATAAACCATTCTGAATGCCTTGATTCTCTGATTGACCTCGGCATATTCTTTTGAGATGACCTCACCTGTCTTTTTGTCTGTCCTTGAGATTGTTGTGGTTTTTATCGTGTCATTTGCTTTCTTGATGTCCTCATATGTTGCCATTGAGCATTTCCTCCTGTTCCATGTACTTAAGGACAAGAACAAATCCTGTCCATGCAAGTGTTGTGATGATCATTGGAGCCATGTTGTCACTCTCAATGCTCCCAAACAGGATAAAGAGAACAAAATAAACAGCTCCGACCATATCAAGAATCTTTTTTCTCATTTCCTTTTCCCCTTTCGTCATTCAAGCGGTCTATCACGGCATAAAGACTTGGAGCATCCTCTCTCCGGATAACATGTCCCTCTATGTCATTGATGACTTGTCCGCTTTTTGAAATGTGAATGACCATTGCTCACTCTTTCTGTTGGTTTATCCCAACTTTTAGGGCAAAAAAACACCCTCCTCTCATACAAAATACTCATCAGCACTAATGTTAAAACGTACACAGAGAATTTTGACCTGTTCAAGCGTAAAAGGCTCTTTTTCATTGAGTTTCCTGTTTGCACTCTGCACATTAATCCCAAGCAACTCAGCAATTTCTTTCTGCTTGATTCCGTGTTGCACACAAAATGCTTTAAATTTGAGCATCATCTAACCTCCTTTTCTATGTTGTAATATTGCAACACCCATGTCTTTATTATACACAGCGGTTGTTATATTGCAACAAGAAATTACTATTTTTAGTTATGTTTTTATGGTTTTATCCGATATAATAGACACAAAGGAGAAAACTATCATGTTAAACATTGGCGAAAAAATCAAAGCTTTACGGCTTGAGCATGACCTTACTATGGACATGCTTGTTACAGATATGAAATTGAAATTTCCCAATATTTCTGTGGACAAATCTTTGATATCAAGATGGGAATCCGGTCAGAATGACCCAACCCTTGAAAATGCAAAATATCTGTCCATGTATTTCAATGTCAGCCTTGATTATCTGATCGGATTAACAGATGTACGTACACCATCAAGGCTATTGGCAAAGAAAAAGAATGAGTCTTGATTTGTTTACATGAGCAAATCCTATCATCAACAATGTCCAAAATATAGTTCCATTAAAACTTGACAGGGTTCCAAATATTGAACAGTTCTGAATCAGAAATGATACAGTTTTGGGACACCCTTGAACCATCTGTGGTACAGAGGAGAATGCATGACAAACACAAGAGATATCATATTAAAATTAAAAAAAGTCAGAGATGAAAAGAGCCTTTCCTATAATGACATCATCAATCTGATGGAGAAAAACAATGATTTTGTCTCAAAATCCACCATTCAGAGAGTTTTTGCTGATGGATCTGAGGAGATGTCATTCCGGTATGAGGAAACCATCAAGCCAATTGCAAATGCTCTATTGGACATCTCAAATATTGAGGATGATGACAGCATGGACATCCAAGCCATGAAATCCCTCCTCAAATACAAGGACAAGCTCATTGGAGAACTTGAGAAAGCAAATGAGGAACTCCAAACTACATTGGACAAAGAGAAAATCAAATCCCATGAAAAAGATGGACAGAGAAAGAGCACAGTGGGCAAAGAGCATTGATTTCCTCAAGGAACAGGTTGCACTCAAAGACCAAAGGATTGACCTGCTCTTGGAGGCTGTGCACACAAAGGACACCCAATTTGCTCAACTATTAGAACAGATCCTCTCCTGTCCCTGCAGACAACGTTATGAAAAAGGTGAGTAAAAATGATTGCTTGTTATTGCCGTGTATCTACAACAGAACAGGCTGAAAATGGTCATTCCATTGATGAACAGCAGGACAGACTCAAGAAATACTGTGGTGCAATGGGATGGAAATCCGTCAAGATATACACTGATGCAGGTTTCTCTGGATCCAATACAAACAGACCATCACTCCAAAGGCTCATCAAGGATGTTGAATCCCACAAGGTTGAAAAGGTTGTGGTCTATAAATTGGACAGGCTCTCAAGGTCTCAAAAAGACACGCTTTATCTCATTGAGGACATATTCCTGCACAATGGCTGTGACTTTGTCTCCATGTCCGAAAATTTTGACACATCCTCACCCTTTGGCAGAGCCATGATTGGCATTCTTGCTGTTTTTGCACAGCTTGAAAGAGAGCAGATAAAAGAAAGAATGACAATGGGCAGGGAGGCAAGAGCCAAAGAGGGCAAATATGCAGGATCATGGAGGCATCCAATAGGCTATGACTACATTGACGGAGAATTGGTTGTCAATGAGTTTGAAAAGATGCAGATTCAGCAGATATTTGAGGATTATGCCTCCGGTCTCGGAGTGGCAAAGATTGCCAAGAAACTCAATGATGCAGGCATGACTCACAAATATGGAAAATGGACAGAGAGTGTTGTCCGCTCATTGCTTGATAGAAAGACCTACATTGGATTTATCCGCTTTGGTGAGGAATGGTTCCAAGGAACCCATGACCCCATCATCTCTGAGGAATTGTTTGACAGGGTTCAGCAGATCCGCAAGGGCAAGAGGGATGACTTTGAACAACGCCACATCTCATATGGCTCTGCCGTGTCTTATCTCGGAGGGATGATCACCTGTGCAAAGTGTGGTGAGAAATATTACAAGCACAGGCTCGGCTCCGGCAATTATCACTATGATTGGTACTGTTGCAAGAACAGATACAAATCAAAGAAATTGGAGGGCAAGGTCTGCAGGAATGCAAATTGGAAAATGTCGGAACTTGATGATCTGATCTTTGAGGAAATCCGAAAACTCAAATTTGAATCCCCTCGGAAACCTCGTAAAATGCCCGACAAGACCCCTCAAATAAAAAAGCGTATAAATGACCTTGAAAAGCAGATTGACCGCCTCATGGAACTCTATGCATTGCAGGACATGCCTTTGGACAAGGTGGAAAAGAAACTCCATGAGATAAATGACCAAAAGAACAAACTTGAAAATGAACTCCAAACCCAAAAGGTTCAGAACACCACCCTTGAGGATGCCAAGAGGCTTGTTTCCACCTTTGATGATGTCTTGGAGCATGGTTCCCTTGATGATGTCAGAACAGTGATCAGATCTCTCATTGATCACATAGAGATTGATGGAGAGAATGTCCTCATCTATTGGAATTTTGATTTATAACCCTGTCACATAGTCATTTCAATGACCATATGCAAGGGCAATAAAAAAGAGCCTGTCCCAATGGGATGAGCTCTTTTTCTTATGTCATAATATATCATATTCTGTCATTGATTATTTCATAAACATCACAATCCAATGCCTCTGCTAATTGCAGGACAGTGATGACCTGTGCCTTGTTGATGTCTCTGTTGCCCTGCTCAAACATTTGGATTGACCGGAGACCAACTCCGCTTTTCTTTGCAAGTTCTGATTGAGACATTCCCTTGTCCTCTCTCATGAATTTCAATCTGCTCTTATACATTTGCTGTCCTCCTAATCCCTGCAATCTGATATTTCAGATCCTTGATTTTGTCCTCATGGATGCACTGAGCACCAATGTCCATTCTTGATGCCTCCCATCCATCTTTGAGATATATCCACATGCCATCACTGTCCTCAAATGCATCCGCTATTGCCTCAACCTTGCTCTTTGGTATGTAATCCATGATGTTCCTCATGCTCTGCTCCTCTCCGGAGGGAGGATTTCTCCTCCCTGTCTTAGTAATTAACAACCTTTATAGTGTCGGGGAATTTCTTTCCGTCATCAATGATTTCAATCAGTCCCATTTCTGCAAGAGCTTTGATGGTGTTGGAGTTTGCCTTTACAAGAGGCATTCCCTGCTTTGCGTTCTCCCAATACTTTCTCTGCCATTCATAACTTTCAATATTGGCTTTTACATATTCTGCTCCACCATGTCCCTGTGCGTATGAGTTTGTATTTCCGACATATTCCTCAAATGTTTCATATGATCTTGCTATGTCGATTGATCTCTTTGCATCTTCCATAACCTTTTCCATTGCTCTGCTGAGTTTCTTCATATCGTTTCCCTCCTGTGTGGGTGGTGTTCTGTGTTTCTATATATAATATATCACCATAGTGATATAATGTTAATATCGGAATATATCACAAACTTTTTTCCTGCCTTTGTGCATATTGTATCACTACAGTGATATATTAAGACAAAAAAAGAGTCCCTCCCTGCCGAAACAGAGAGGGAATCGGAAAAGGATATGAGAAAGACCCTCAACAGGTCGTTCTGCCCTCGTTTTTGCCAAATGCAACATAGTGGAAATAATACATTGGATTGTCCTCACCATATGCATCCGCTACATCAACATATTTCTCCTTGTAAACTGTCGGATTGAACTCTGCTGATGCCTGTCTGAACTCCTGCATTCCAAATGTCTGAAAATGATTCCATAACTGAGCAGAATCATGTCCAAATGCTCCTGCAAGGTCTGCATACTTGTTTGCGTAATATTCGGGATCAAATACCGGAGCATAATCATACCCATTGATGAAATATCCCTGTGTGGGAACCACTCCACCCATGAGGATGTTGTTGACCGCAACACTGATATTGAACATGCACCCTGCCAAGAAATCTGCAGGGCATGTGGTATTGGCAAAATCTCTGTGGAGTGTCATGTTGGCTCCATTCAGATGATTGATTCTCACATTCTTGTCATCTGACCAAACCAACTGTTTGATATTATTCCTCATGCAGATATCTGCACAGAGTATGATCAGAGTGCTCATTGATTCTGCTGAAACTGTCCAAAATGGAGCACAGAGGTCATTTGCAACCTCAATGGTGATTGCCCTCATATCATTAGCCATGTTTGAGGATGTCCATGCTCCATTCTTTTCCTCTACATACAAAGCAATGTCTTTTCCATTGATTCCATAGTTTGATGATCCCTTTTTTCTGTGAAAAAGAGACCCACATGTCTGCACAGACAGATTTCCTGCCATGTGATGAATGGTTATTGTGTCAATCACATGAGTCCTTGCTCCGTAATTATTCGGAGTGAGGTCAATATAATTGACCAAGGGTGAGTTTGTATACATTGGTTGTCCTCCGTCATACTGTGTCAGATTGAATCTGTTGACTATGTTCATGCAATTATTCACATAGTTGATTGATGTGGCATATCCGGCATCTTTAAGAGCTTGTAAATACCCTTGAGGAGTGGTCTGAGTCATTGCTTTTTGATATCTTCCTGTCTGAATGAACTGAAAATATCCCTCCACTCCTGTGTCTACATCCGCAAATTCATACCAAACATCACGGATCTGCACATAGGTTCCATCCGGTCTCTGTTCTGCAGATGTGTCAACAAATGTCCCACTGTTGCATGTGACACGATTCTTTTTGTACTTGAGACCCCAAAAATTGAAATGCTTTGCCTTGTTTGATGTCCCAAATGCTGACTCAAGACATGCCTGTGAAACAATGGCAGAGACCACTCCAAACCCAAATACTCCCTGCCATTTCTGCACATATGGAACTATTTTATTGATGAAATCTTCCTGTTTTCCCATAAATAAAAAAAGAGGCTTTTATACCTCTTTTCCTCTTACCAAAACATTAATTGTGACCGTTCCTGTGTTTCCTGTTCGGATTATGTTGATTCCTGTGCTCATTGCATTGGCTATCCATCCATCATCCGTCCCACAGCTCTCAACTGTTGCATAGATCCTTGGCTGTGAAATGCCAAACGGCAATAAGATAGGAAACACGCCTTTATAAAGTCCGCTGATCAGTGTTGACCATGTGATTGAATCACTTGAGAACTGTCCAAAGCATTCAACCATTCCTCCGGCATACTTGTTCCAAGTCCATCCGTTTGTTTCGCCCTTTGAATAGACAAAATCACTGATGGTCTTGTTGTTCAGTTTGAGGGTTCCATCAATATTGAACTTGCTCATCTGTGAGGCATCTACACCTGCAGAAAACCCGATTCCGCTCTGATCAATAGTGATAACATGAGTGGCTGATTCTTTTGGGAGAGCATTCACAACAAGGATTTTGTTTCCCTCGTAAATAACATATGAATTGGTCAAAAGGTCA